CGCTGACCCACAAGTGGTCAACGAACTCAAAACCCTCTACGGGCTAGACGACTCCACGCTCGCCGCATACTTCATCGACCCAAACAGAACCAAAGAACAAGTTGTCCGTTCTGCCCGCGCCGCAGAAGTAGCAGCACAAGCCCGCCAGCAAGCAGGCATCAGTCTCACGGCACCACAAGCAGAACTGCTATCAACCCAAGGTGTCACCGAATCCACAGCCCAAGCAGGCTTCGCAAAAATCAAACAATCAGAAGAACTACTCAACCCGTTGGCTGGCGAACAAGCACTGACCCAAGAAGAACTCATCGCAGGAACATTCGGCACAAGCGGTGCAGCAACACAACGAGTAGCAACAACACGGCGCCGACGTCAAGCCTCATTCGAAACAGGTGGCAAAACAACCTTCGGCACCGTCGGGCAGTAGCCTGATTGCATTCTGTCTTACAACAGGATAATGTAACAAACGATACTTTGAACAGTAGGAACCTGTGCGGGCGCCCCCCGACTCGCACGGCGCATACGGGGTGTACCAATCAACTAAGCAGCCATCACTTCCCTCCGATGTGATGTGGGCAAAAGGAGCGTGCCATAATGTCACAGTTTGACAACTACGACGAAGACCAACTGGAAGAAACCGAAACTCGCAATCCGTTGCGGGCAAGGATGAAGCAACTGGAAAAGGAAAACGCAGAAGCCAAAAAACTTCTTGCGGAAGCCGAATCCGAAAGACGAGAACTAGCCTTTGTGAAGGCGGGTATTGACCCAACCTCACCGATGGCAAAGTACTTTGTCAAAGGATACGACGGCGAACTAAACCCAGAAGCAATCCGTGAGGCTGCAGTCGAGGCGCAATTGATTAGTCCACCCGTAGCACCATCCCAAACCGATGAGGCAAAGGCTTGGAACCGAACCGCAAAAATAGCGGCAGGTTCACAAACCGCACAGCCACCAATCGATTGGGCGCGACGTTTGGAAGAAGCAGAGTCGCCACGAGAAGTTGAAAAAATTTTGGCAGAGGCACGAGCAGCAACAGAAAACTCATAAACCTCTAAACCAAAGGATAAATTAAAATGGCAGGCGAAACCCAACTCTCGTCACTGTCCGTAGACCAGGTAGCATTTGACCGTCTCGCGTACTTCGCGTTGCGTTCAGAACTCTTGTTCGACCAGGCAGCAGACGTACAACCAGTACAGCAGGCAATGCCAGGTACAGGCGTAACATTCACCATCTTCGCAGACATTGCAGCAGCAACGTCAACGTTGAACGAAGTTACCGACGTAACCCCAACAGCATTGTCCGACAGCCAAGTAACCGTAACTCTTAACGAATACGGTAACGCAGTAGTAACCACCGCCAAGTTGCGTGGAACAGCGTTCTTGGATGTTGACACAGCAGCAGCAAACATCATCGGATACAACGCAGGCGATTCAATCGACCAGGTTATCCGTGAAGTTCTTGCTGGCGGAACCAACGTTGTTTACGCAACGGGTGGAACCACCACACCAACCAGCCGTGAATCGATTTCAACAGACGACGTACTCGCCGCTGACGATGTTCGCAGGGTGGTTGCACAACTCCGTGGCGCAAACGTCGCAACGTTCGAAGGTTCGTACATGGGATTCATTCACCCAGACGTATCGTACGACTTCCGTTCAAGCACCGACGCATCGGCATGGCGTACCCCAGCAAACTACGTAAACCCAGAGGGTATCTACAACGGCGAAATCGGCAAGTTCGAATCCGTACGTTTCATCGAAACCCCACGCGCCAAGGTGTTCACGAACGCTTCGAACGGTACCAGCACAACTGGTTCAATCGACGCTTATTGCACACACATCATGGGTCGTCAGGCTCTTGCAAAGGCATACAGCGTACAAGACGGAAACGGTGCAGTACCGAAGATTGTCCGTGGCAACGTAACCGACATCCTCATGCGCTTGCAGCCATTGGGTTGGTACTGGTTGGGTGGCTATGGTCGCTTCCGCGAAGCATCACTCCGCCGTATCGAGTCAGCATCAAGCATTGGTGCTAACTAATAACTAACCGTAGTTAAAGCAAAAGCCCCTCATTTCCCCTAGTACGGGAGGTGGGGGGCTTTCGTTTTGCTATAGTCTTATAACACGAAAGGTTTACAATGTCGATTTCTAACTATGCTGAAAACAAGTTATTGGATACTCTGGGCAACACATCGTTTGCGGTAACAACCGCATATGTTGCTTTGCATACAGCCGACCCTGGTGAGGCTGGTACGACTGCTGCTGCATCTAACACGGTTCGCAAGGCTGTGTCGTGGTCTGCTGCTTCGTCTGGCTCCAAGGCTTCGTCTGCAACTTTGTCTTGGACAAACGTAAGCGCGACTGAAACCTATTCGCATTGGTCTTTGTGGGATGCTTCCACTGCTGGTAACTGTTTGTGGACTGGTGCGCTTGCTACTTCTGCTTCGGTTACTGCTGGCGATACTTTTGAAATCACTTCGCTTACATTAACTCTCGATTAGTCAGGTAGCCCGTCGTGGCTAAGACTGCTACCACAGGTTTTACTGAAGCCTTTGTTCATACTGACCCTTTTTATCGGGGTACTTATACAGCAACGTTGCGTCGTTCTGCTTCTGGTTCTGGTGTTGCTGATGCGGTAGTTACACGCACAAACCTTGTAGCCAACCCCAACTTTGAAGTTGATGTTTCAACATGGGCAACATCAGGAACAGTTTCCAGGACAACAGCAGAATTCTATTCTGGTATTGCTTCAGCGTCTTTAACTTATGCTGGTTCTGGAACTGTTCTCATACAGCAATCAACAAGGTCAACAGTTACGGCTGGTCTGGAATACACAGCAAGTTTTTACTTGAAACAATCAGTTGATGCTGGTGTTATCGTCTGCAACTTTATGTGGTATAACTCTGCTGGTTCATTAATTCTCGACGATACGCACCAAAGTAACAACGCAAACACAACCTGGCAACGGTTTAGCCAAACTAGGACTGCGCCCACAGGTGCAGTCTCTTGTTCGTTCCGCGTTTATCAGACTGCTGGCGAAGGTGGTGGGGCTGTTGCAACAGTAAATTATGTTGACTCTGTTTTGTTTGAACAAGCCTTGTCTGTGCTTCCATATTTCGATGGCACTTATGCTGACACCTATACCAATTACACGCTTAAATCACAAGCATGGACTGGGACAGCAAACGCATCAACCAGCACTGCAACATTCCAGCCAACCGTTGCACACAAAGTAACGCAACTCCGATTAGATAAACTAACAGACTTCAGTTTCCCCTACCGTTTCGGTGGACGCTTCTACCTCGGTTTTGCAAAAGTACAAACCACCGCCACGGGTTCGGGAGCAGGAACAGAAACAGCAGCAAGGCTGATAAAACGTTCACGCGCAGCAACAGGTTCAGGGACAGGCACACAAACCGCAAGCCGACTCATTTCCCGATACCGAACCGCCACGGGGTCAGGTGCGGGAACCCAAACCGCAGCACGTCTAATCACACGCCCAAGAACCGCAACGGGTTCAGGTGCGGGAACCCAAACCGCCAGCAGGCTTATATCCAGGTATCGCACCGCCACAGGTTCGGGTGTTGGCACACAAACTGTTGTCTACTCGCTTATCCCAACAATTAAACGTGAAGCCACGGGGAGTGGAGTAGGAACTGAATCCTCTGTCCGAGTCGTCATCAAACTACGCACCGCTACAGGTATAGGAACAGGAACATCCAACAACACAATTTTGTTAGGTTTGTTAAGAACGGCATATGGTTCTGGTGGTGCAACAGCAGGCGACAATGCGATAGGTTTGTTAACCGCATATCGCACTGCATCATCTTCTGGTGCTGGGACAAGTTCGGTTGCTCAACTGCTCAGCGTTCGTCGAGCCGCCACAGGTTCGGGTGTTGGTTCTTCGGTTGCCTTAATTCTTGAAGTTCTGCCAAGAACCGCCACAGGCTTAGGCATTGGTGGTTCAGCAACTCAGACACTTCACACGCATTTACGTTCGTCTACAAGCCCCGCAGAAGGCTCTGCGGTGGTTGTGGGTTCCAGGGTGGTAAGGGTTGTTTCAACTGGTATTGGTGTGGGCGATTATGTCCCGTCCGAATGGGTGAAATCACACATCTTCAGAGTCCCAATAACCGAAGGCTACCCGTTCGCGATAAGACTCTCAGAAGAATCACCAGACCGACTGTTCTCCCACACCCCACAAGGTTCCCGCGCCAAAAATCTATACAGGCTCACTGACGGTAGTTACACGACCACAGACCCACGCAGAATAGAACTCATCACCAGAACTTATCTTGGTGGACATGACAACTTCTTGACTGCAGCAGAAATAACCGAACTCACAGCAGCAGGCTTTGGAAGTAGTATCACCTGATGGCAACATTCAACCCACCAACCGACAACTTTGTTGTACCAGTAATCATCAGCGACTACATGGGCGGGCTACATTTGTCAAAAGACCAACGTCTCGCGAACCGTCTTGGTGGACGAATCGAAGCATCACCACGCGGACGCAACATCTTCCTGCTCACCGATGGAACCTTCACAGACAACCAGCCATCAAGTCTGAGCATGGTTTCAAAAGTGTATTATGGCGGACACGATAACGACATAACAGCAGCAGAAGCAACCGCATTAACCGCGGCAGGATACGGGGCATACATCACATGAAACACAGGGAAACACATCCGACATTAGATGTTGAAGGATGCTTCGGTTGCAGGGTCGCAGGGGTCCGCATGGGAACCAACACGACCACCAGCCGAGGGGCTAGGGTGGCGGAAGTCAATACAACTGAACGTAACTGGAACAAAGATATGCCAGCATACAAACGTCTTCGCGCTAACGGTTTGCAACCAAAGAAGATTGATGGTGCTGCCGAGGTAGAAAAGAAAGCACAGGAATCATGGCAAGTGGAGACAGGGATTCTGCCAACTATCTAAACCTTGTTGGGGTCAACCTTGAACATGTTGGCTACGGCAAAATGGTTGTCGGACTTAAGACAGCATTAGCCCAAAAGGTTACGCTCACCGAGGACGCAGAACACGTAGTCTTTGCTCTCCGCCCCAACCTCATTAAAGGCTGGCACAAAACCCAAACCCCACACCTGCTCACCATGTGGGAAACGAACTGGCTACCCCCAGAGTTCTCTGACTATCTATGCAATTTCGAAAAAGTTATCGTGCCAAGCCTGCACAACTTTGACTTATTCTCCCAGCACCATGACAACGTGCATGTCATCCCGCTTGGGGTCAACCGCAACATATGGTGTCCAAAGGATGTTGAGCGCACCGACACATACAAGATATTGTGTGGCGGGTCAGAGTGGTATCGCAAAGGCTTAGACGTAGTACTGGATACATTCAATAAGTTAGGGTTGCCTAACACCGAACTGCATATCAAGATTGTTCCCCCACACCTGTTCGCGCCCAAAGACCTCAACTACCCGAACGTGGTAGTGCATGACCATTGGATGACCGAAGAGGAAGAAGCCAACCTAGTCCGTTCAATGGACTGCTTCATCTCCGTATCCCGCGGCGAAGGATTTGGGTTGATGCCACTCCAAGCAATCTCAGCAGGCGTACCCACCATCTTGTCTGATGCCCACGGTCATCGAGAGTTCTCCGACCTAGCCACTCATCGCATCCCAACCACCCCTGTCCCTACTGCTAAGGGTGTCTGGCAAAACATGGGTGACTGGGACGAACCAGACGCAGAAGCATTAGCCGAAGCAATCATCTCCATCCAGAAGAACCGCGACAAGTACCGCAAGCAAGCATTCAAAAACTCTGGCGAAACCGCAGCATTCAACTGGGACACAGCCGCCAACCAACTACTACAAATCGTTAAACCATCCAGCAACCGTGTCGCACCTGACTGGATGCCATTGGAACCAATCACCACGGTTCAGGTGAACCGCGCAATCAAAGCCACAATCGGCGACCACTACATCGACCTAAAGCCTGGAAAACCCTATGATGTAGTGTTGAATGTGCGTAACGTCTTGCGCGCATCAGGATACTTAGTGGAGAAACAATGAAGAAGCCAACCAAATCTCAAAATAAAATCAAGAAGGTCATGGGCGAAT